TGAAAGATACAGTCAAAGAGATCGAAGATAAGATGGATAAACTTGATGATGATCTTAGAGAAACATTACAAGAAGCTCTCGACAATCCCCTATCAGACTAAAAAAAGTTTCGTTTTCCTGAAAAAAACAGTTGCACTTAGGACAAAAAGAGTCTAATATAAGGTGTAATAAGGAGAAATGAAATGGAATTTACTTACTCAGATGATTGCTTCTCAGATCTTTTCAAGGACGTAAATGGTTTCCGTCCTCGTGGTTCTTTGATGGACGATTGGAATGATCGTACTCCTCGTCAGAAGCAAGAGCTTTGGAATGCTCTGTGTGATGAGCTCGAAGAAAATAGTAAGGCTGAGAAAGCAGCTGAGCTAATCGCTATCGAAAAATTCGAAGCTCGTATTCAAGATATTATTGAGCTAGGCGCTGGTAACCGCACTAACGCTCTTTTGTGGATGACTGGTACTGAAACCTTTTATCATATTCAAGATGTAGAGCATTTTGTTTGGGAGCAAGGTATCTTGTTTACCGATTATGGTAAGCAGCTAATTAAAGATCTCGCAGAGATCGTTGAATATAAGGAGTATGATTTTGCATGACACCAATTGAAATCTTTGAATATAAGCTAAAATGGAAGCCTGGCTATGCAGTCAGGCTTCATTCAGATCTAGGCTTGCAAGGAAAGGATTTTTGTAAGGTTATGATGATGAAACAGCAGTGGGATATGTCAGGTTGGACAGATGTTTATGAGCATACCTTTCATTTTGAATATAAGCAAGATGCTGATATGTTTCGAAATAAGTTCAAGAAATATGCAGATATGTGAAAAAAACAGTTGCACTTAGTTCAAAAGTATCCTATAATAAGTTATCAAATGAGGAGATATGATTATGATGATTATGACTGATATTCAAGATACCCTGGTAATGCAAAAGAAACTTTCTAGCTTGTTGCGTCGCTCTAATACTTTTGGTATGTCTAAGTCTGACATTCAAGTTGAACTTGATATGATTATAAGTGATCTTATCTCAAATGTAAACCGTATGGAAAATGAAATGAAGGAGGATGTGTAATGGCACATGAATTAGAAATTATTGATGGTCAAGCTCAAATGGCTTATGTTGGAGAGAAACCTTGGCATGGTTTAGGAGTAGAGGTCTCTAATGACCTTACTCCAGCTCAGATTATGGCTAAAGCTGGTTTGGATTGGGAAGTAGAGAAAATGCCTCTATCCTTTACTAATCGTGGTGGTAAGCTGCAGACAGTAAATAAGCACGCTCTGGTACGCTCTAGTGATAGTAAAGTATTAGATGTTATTGGTGATGATTGGAATCCTGTTCAGAACGCAGAAGCGTTTGAGTTCTTTAGTGAGTATGTACTTGCTGGTGATATGGAAATGAATACTGCTGGATCTTTGAAAGGTGGAAAGAATGTATTTGCCCTCGCTAAAGTTAAAGAGTCTTTTGATATCCTTGGACAAGACCAAGTCGACTCCTATCTACTGTTTAGCAATCCTCACGAATATGGTAAGGCTGTTGACGTTAGGTTTACTCCCATTCGTGTTGTATGCAATAATACATTAACGTTCTCTTTGCAGTCTTCTTCTAAGAACTTTGTGAAGGTTGGTCATCGTTCTAAGTTTGACGCTGATATGGTTAAGCAGCAAATGGGTATTGCTTCTGAGAAGTTCGCTCAGTATAAAGAGATGGCTGAGTTCTTATCTACTCGTCGCTTTTCTGCAGAGTCTCTTATTCAGTACTATAACGAAGTATTTCCATATACTCATAAGCAAGCAGAAGCTCCTACTAAGGTAGAAGATCTTTCTAAGAATGCTCGTGCAGCTATGGATTTGCTTTATACTCAGCCTGGGGCTCAGTATGGAGAAGGCACTTGGTGGCAGGCTCTTAACTCTGTTACCTACTTGACCGATCATAAGATGGGTCGTTCAGCTGATACTCGTATGCAGTCTGCATGGTTCGGTATCAACCAGTCTCGTAAGCTGAAAGCTGCTAATAAAGCAGTGGAGTTCGCTAATGCTGCCTGATGAAATGGAAGCAGAGAAGAATCGCAAGATTCTTCTCCAGCAAGCTGAGCAGATTGAAATGCTCAAACGCCAGCTTGCTGAAGAAACTGCTGCTAGATATGCAGCATATAAACGCATTGCTGAGTTAACTAATAGTAAGTGGACTCCTACTGAAGAAACTCAAGAGCGTTATCATGAATTTATTAAGAGGATGTATAATGAGACTTGTAAACAGTGAAAGAGAGCCTGAACTTGTAGGGGTTGATTGTACTGCTAATGAGGTAAATGAGATATCTAAAATGGTTTCTAAACTTAATCAGGACTTAGTAGATTCTGGTTTTGAGCAATATCAATCTAATGTTGTAGCTAAAGACGGAAAGGTGTATATTAGACAGAAATAGCCTTATAAATAGTCCATATATTCTTAGAGGGTATCATGAAAAGACTTAGAGGGTTTATAACCGAAATGGCAGCAGACGATTTAGATGCAGAGTTTCTTAATAGAGCTATGGTACGTACAGCGTTTAACTTAAACGCTAAAGATTTTGAATCTTTAAAGTTCAAAAAGGAAATACAGCATTTATTTCATCTGCATTTTTTTCCAAAGCTAGATTTAGACAAGCTATTGAATAGAGTTACTGCTCCAGGGCTTACAAAAGCAATTAAAGCAGTAAGAGCTTCTAATCCAAGCAATTTTGAATCTTTATACAAGTATAATATTAAAGGTGTTGGACCTGGAGAAGTTATGCTTTATTTTATCTTAAATAATGCTCATCTTGGAGGAGGATCATCTGCTGGTCTCGATCTTGTAGATAAGGCGGGAGACTTCGAAGTCAAAGCAGTTGATTATTCTGCGGCTGGTAAGTATGTAAATAACTTTAAGATTGGTGGTACTTTCTCTATTGCAGATATTATGAGAGGTATTCAAGACCTTAAGCGTAGAGCTGGATTAGGTCAAGGCTCTGAAGTTAACAGTGGGGATCTTCTTAAAATAAAAGAACAGTTTCCTGAAGAGTTAGCTAAATTTACCAATATGTTTATTGATAGAAGCTATAATAACTACTTTAGAGCGCATAAGATTATCTTTCTTTCAAATAAAAAAGGTGGAGGTTTTCAGCTAGGAGATCTTATTGCTCTGAAACAGGTACGTAAACAAGATATAGTTATGGAAAGAATTACATCCGGCACTATTAAACCTAGAGTTCTAATTTAAGTAGATAAATGAATTTTAAAGATTATATAACTGAGTCGAAAAATACTCATATGACCCACATAGAGGATAAAGTCATCTATGGTGGAGTGAATGGTACTCGACAAGCTATTCTTGCTTTGCGAGAGTTAAGAGATATGTTGAGAGGAGTGCATGATGGATCTGTCAGTGTTAAGTGGGACGGAGCACCTGCCATCTTTGCTGGCATTGATCCCCGCGATGGGAATTTCTTTGTTGCTAAGAAAGGAATCTTCAATAAGAATCCTAAGGTCTATAAGTCTAATGCTGACGTGGACGCTGACACTTCTGGTGATCTTGCAACTAAACTTAAACTTGCTCTTCAGTATCTTCCAGCTTTAGGTATTAAAGGTGTTATCCAAGGAGACTTTTTATTTGGTCCAGGTGATGTTAAAACCAAGAAGATCAAAGGAGAGTCTTATGTTACATTTCATCCGAATACTATTGTTTATGCGTTGCCAGCTAAGTCGGATGGAGCTAAGGCTGTTAAGTCAGCAAAGATTGGTATTGTGTGGCACACAACCTATAAAGGTAACACCTTCGAGTCTATGCGCGCTTCGTATGGAGTTGACGTCTCTAAGCTTAAGTCAACAAGAACTGTGTGGTCACAAGACGCAATGTTAAGAGATTTGACTAATATTACTATGAGTAAAAAGGATACTGAAATTGTTAATGAATATCTATCGCAAGCAGGTTTCTTATTTAATAAAATTGCAGGATCAACTCTCCGTCAATTGGAAGGTAATAAAGAGCTTACTATGCTTATCGAAACGTTCAACAATAGTTACGTCAGACAAGGACGAGTTATCACAGATACAGGAAGACACGTATCTGAACTCATTAAGTGGATCTCTGCAAGGTATGAAAAAGATATACAAAAATTAAAAACAGATAAAGGTAAGGCTGGCAAGCAAGCTAAGCTAGATAAAATTTTAAGTTTCTTTTCAGAAAGTAATAAAACTTCTCTAAAGTACATGTTTGACTTACAGAAAGTTATTGTACTGGCAAAATTAAAACTTATAAATAACCTTAATAAATTAAGTAAAGTGAATACTTTTGTTAAAACTCGCAATGGTTATAAAGTAACTGGCGAGGAAGGTTATGTAGCAATTGATAAACTTGGTGGTGACGCGGTAAAGATTGTTGATCGTATGGAGTTCTCATACAACAACTTTTCGCCAGATATATTAAAGGGATGGGATAAGCCAACGAGGAACTAAATGGCAAAGAAATTAAACTTTAAAGATTTTATGGCTGTTGATTATATGCCAGGTGAAGATGATCTGATCAAGCAAGCAGCTAAGAAGCGTAAACAATATACACCTACAGGCAATACTGGAGAAGCAGTAGAAGCTACTAAATGTAAGATGTGCGGNTGTGATATTAACAATCCAGATCCAAATTGTGATTGCGATCATGATCATACTACAGAAGCTCTTACTATGATGCAAAGACGCGCTAAGTCGCGCTCTATGAAAAAGTATCAAGCTCGTCTAAAAGTAGGTCGTAAAAAAGCTGCTGCTAAAGTAGCTAATCCTAAAGTTCTTGCAAAGCGCGCTCGTAAAGCAGCACGTAATGCTATAGCTAAAAAAATGACTAAAGGTATCTCTAAAGCAGATCTTACACCCGCAAGAAAAGCTGAGATAGAAAAGCGTCTTGATAAGATGGCTCCTAGAGTAACTAGGCTTGCAAAGAAAATGCTTCCAAAATTGCGTCAAGCTGAACTAGGTAGAAAACGCGGGTAAGATGATAAATCGTTTTAGTCAATTTCTTGTTGAAGAAGAGAGTGTAGTTTATTTTACGTTTGGTAGAATGAACCCTCCAACTATTGGTCATGGTAAATTATTAGATACATTGGCTAGCAAAGCTCGTAGAGCTCCATATAGAATATTTTTATCTCAATCAAATGATAAAAAGAAAAATCCCCTACAGTATAAAGACAAAGTAAAACATGTTAGGAAGATGTTTCCTAAACATGCTCGTTCTATTATTCTCAATAATAAAATTAAAACTCCTTTTGATGCACTTACATTTTTGTACGATCAAGGCTTTAGAAAAGTAGTACTTGTTGCTGGCTCTGATCGTGTGACTGAATATGATGTTAGACTAAACAAGTATAATGGAGTTAAAAGTAATCATGGATTCTATAATTTTGAAGGTGGTATAAAAATTATTTCTGCTGGAGAACGAGATCCAGATGCAGAAGGAGCAGAAGGAGCATCAGGGACAAAGCAGCGTAAGCTAGCTACTGATAATGACTTTACTTCCTTTGCTCAAGGACTACCTTCTAGTATGTCTAATGCTAATGCTAAGCGTTTGTTTAATGATGTACGTAGAGGTATGGGGCTCAAAGAAGAAAAGCAGTTTAAAAATCATATACAGTTAGAACCAGTATCTGATTTAAGAGAAGCTTATCTTAGAGATAATATCTTTGAAGAAGGTGAACAAGTTGTTCTTAGAAAGAATGGAGTAGTAGGTAATATTCAATACCTCGGTACTAACTATCTCATCGTAGAATCTAAAGGTGAAAGATGGAGATGTTGGTTAGATGATGTAGATAAAGTAGATCCTAATTTTAAAGTTCAATATAATATTCACGATCTACCTAATGATGATAATGACGGAGTAGTAAGAGAATCTTTGACTGAAGGTAAGTCAATGTATGCCGATAAACCTGATTGGGGTACTCCTGAATCTACTAAAAAAGCTAAAAAGAGCACACCAGGTCAGTCAGAAGGGCTCTGGGATAATATCCATGCTAAAAGACGGCGCGGAGATAAGATGAGAAACAAAGGCGCCAAAGGCGCACCTACTCCAGATCAAATTAAAAGAGCTCAAGAATCTACTCAAGATTCAGATATAAAGAATCGTCCTGGTACTCAACCAGCCCGCTACCACAAAGGTCTAGAAAGAGCAACTAAGATTGCTAGAGACAGACATTTTAAGAAGCATGGTAAAAAAGCTGACAATGATTCTTCTGCATATAAACCAGCACCAGGTGATGCAAATGCAAAAACTAAACCATCTAAGTATACTAAATTTGTAAATAGGATGATGAAATGAACTTTAAAGAGCATTTAATTAACGAAAATAGCTTTGAAAAGAAATCTAAAGCATCAGGAATTTCTGTAGGCACTCTAAAGAAAGTATATCGCAGAGGGGTTGCTGCTTGGAAGACAGGTCATAGACCTGGTACAACCCCCTCACAGTGGGGCCACGCGCGTGTAAACGCGTTTATAACTAAAAAGAAAAAAGGTGGTCTCAACCACGATAAGGATCTAGCATAATGAAAAAAGAAGCTTTAGGATCTGACGATCCTCAATCATTAGACAATAGAAGACTTTCAGTTATTGCTCGTAATCCAAATCATCCTATGCATACACATGCTAAAGCAGAATTGGACAGACGTAAAATGAAAAACGAAGGTGCTATGAAACGTATTGCTACTACACAATCTAACAAAGCTGATCGTATGGCATCTGGAGGTAAAAAGGGTTTGGAAACGTTTAAGAAGAA